TCATGTTCGTCAGTCCTGTGTTTTGGGCGGTCTGACGCAGCTGACTCAGCTACCGGTTAACCTCTTACACGCGTGCGCGCGTATGGGGGTAAATCAGCAACTACGTCAGCTGTGTCAGTCCCGCATCGATTCATGGTTCGGGTCAGTTGTCGGCGTAGGGGGTAAAGCGGTCTTTCGGCAGCTCCTTGAGCCCCAAGCCCTGAAATCCCCTGACCCCTACCGAGTTGCGCCACTTTTCAAACCCCCGGGTCAGCAACAGATCCGAGAAACGTCGCTGGGCGCCCACGAACTCCCCAGCCGCCTCCGCCCACTGCTTCCAGTCGCTGAACAGCTCAGCGGTCAGCGCCTTGGCGTTGGGGTGGCGCACGCAGCGCTCCTCGAGCCAGCGGCCCAGCGCGTCTTCCGCCTCGAAGTACTCGTCCGTCGCATCCAGCACCGATTGGGGCTGGCGCAGCCCCTCCCTCTGCCAAGCCAGACACCCCTCGACGCCCCAGCTGAAGATGCCGTTGGCCTCAGCGAGCAACTTGGTCTGCAGCTGCTTGTCGCGCTTTTCCGGGGGCACGGTGATCGTGAAGGGGATCAGGTGCAGGCGCCGGCGCATGGCTTCGTCGATGTTGCGAATCGCTGGCTTGTGGTTACCGGCGATCACCAACTTGAACTGCGGCACATAGGTGAAGAAGTCCTGGCGCATGAAGCGCGCGGACACTCGGTCACCACCGGTGATCTCCTTGATCTTCGACTCGTTCCAGCGCCGGCCCTGTTCGGTCTCGGTCGCACCCACGAAGCGCGAACCCCGCAGCCCGGCCAGATCGGTGGGATGCCGATCCCCGCGCGTTTCCATGAAGGTGTCCATGGGCGCGTTGGCGGCGTAGTCCCCGAGCAGCGTGAACAGCGTGTTCACGAACACCGACTTGCCGTTGGCACCGGTGCCGTAGAGGAAGAACAAGGCGTGCTCACTGGTCGCCCCGGTCAGGCAGTAGCCGAACATCCGCTGCAGGTAGGACTGCAGCTCCGCATCGCCACCGGTGACCTGCTCCAGAAACCGCATCCAGGTCGGGCAGGTGCTGCCCGGCATCAGGGTGGCCGAAGCGATCTTGGTCATCCGGTCGGCACGGTCGTGCGGGCGCATCCGCCCGGTGCGCAGATCGACGACACCCCCAGGCGTGTTGATCAGCCAGATATCCGCATCCCATTCATCGGTGGTTGCCGCGTGCCGACGGTCGGTGCGGGCCAGACGTTCAACCCCGCCCACCGTGCTGCTGGCGGCGAGCTTGGCTGCGACCTTGCTGCTGTCTGCCCGGACAGCCGCGTGGCGACAGACGTGACGGATCAGATCGGTGGAGGCTAAGGTCTCCTCGGCCCGCCAACGCTGGCCATCCCACATCAACCACTTGCCCCAGGCCGCGATGTAGCGCCAGTCGCGCTGGTAGCGGCGGGTGAAACTCACCGCCAGCGCATCCTCGGTGCCCCAGACCGTGGCATCGCTGTCGTGAGCGTCGTCATGGTCGGCAGCATCGAAGTGAGCCGATGGCGCCTGGTCGTCATCGAAGGGCTGCACCGTGATGCGCGGGCCGGTCGCAATAAAACCCGTGACATCGAAGCCCTCGGCCAAGGCATCCGCCGCATCCCAGCCTTCCGGCTTGTCATCAGGCGGCAGCAGAATCGCGCAAGAAGTGGCCCCGGCCATGAGCACAGCTTGTGAGGCGGCCTCGGCATAGCCGAATCCCGGTTTGTCCCGATCCGGCCAGATGAGCACGGCTTTGCGGGAAAGCGGTGACCAGTCGGTCTTGTCGACCGGCGCGTTGGCCCCGTGCATGGCCGTGGTCGCTGTGATCCCTACCTCGATCAAGGCCTGCGCACACTTCTCGCCCTCAACCAGGATCACCTGCTCGGCTGAGACAAGGGCTGGCTGGTTGTAGAGCGGACGCGGCTCCGGGGGCGCCATCTTGCGGCGCTTGGCATCCCAAGGGCGGAACTCCTTGCGGCCCGGTGCCGGATCGTAGCGATACACGCAGGCGATCAGGTTGCCAGCGGCATCCAGGTAGTCCCACTTGGCCGTGGCCGGACCCAGTTCATCGACCGGAGCTTCCGCCTTCTTGCGCTTCGGAGGATGGCTGGTGGCCCGACCGACCAGTTGCCCGGCGATCTCCAGCACCCGGGCGAAGTCCGCCTGGGTGTTGAGTCCGTGGTGGGCGGCGATCAGATCGAAGATGTCACCGCCTTCGCCAGTGGCGTGGTCGTGCCACAGGCCAGCGGTTTCACCCTTGAGCGACACCTCCAGGCTGTCGCCCGGGCTACCGAGCACATCGCCGACCAGGTACTTCTGGCCACGCTTCTTGCCAGCCGGCAGCAGCGTCATCAGCACCGACTCCAGCCGCGCCAAGAGATCGGCACGGATGACGTCGCGTTGTTGATTGAGATCACCTCCAGTGGGGGTAGCCACCGGCGGCACCGAATTGAAATCAAGCATGGATCAGTCCTCCCTGTGGCGGATGGTTGTGGGTATGGCAGGTGATGGAATGCACGGGCGCGCTGCTGGCGCTGACCACCGGCTCGGCAGGAACCGGCAGGACCGGCACCTTGATCGGGACCTTCTGCCAGTGCGCCTTCTCGTCCGCGAGATAGCCGGCCTTGCGGGCGACGAAGCGCACGAAGTCCGGATGCAAGCCGACCAGGTCACACCAGAGCGTGAGGTCGTCGCCGAGCAGAAAGCGCCTCGCCTCGCGCCGCATCCGGCGGTTGGTCAAACTCAGGCTGTCGTGGATGGCGCGGGCGAGCACCGCCACCACCAGCCGGGACTCTGGGCACACGAGGAAGGTGTGACGATTGAGCACCTTTTCGATGGCCTGCAGCCCGACCAGGGGTTTGGGCGGCGACCAGCGCTCCACCCACTCGGTGCGGTAGGTCTTGCGGGCGCTGGCGCGCTTGGATGCTGTGCTCATCACACACCTCCCCAGCAGCGCTGCGCATAGCCGCAGAACTTGCACTCGAAGTGGCTGGCCTCGGCGAAGGCGCGCGGCAGCAGCTCCCCAGCCTCCGTCGCCTGAATCACCCGCACCGCGCGGTCGGACATCTTCTGCGCCAGCGCCGCATCGAAGGGCACCAGCTCGGTGTAGATCTCCATCGAGTCGGCATTCACCGCCGTGAAAATCGCCGGGTGCTCGTGCAGTCCGAGATAGGCCTGATAGGTCACCACCTGGGCGTGGTAAATCGGCTTGGAGACCGCCAGGCCCTTCTTGGCGAGGTCGTTCCAGGACTTGCTGCCCAGCGCTTTGCACTCCCACAGCGCCGGGTAGGCAAAGCCCTCGGGGCCGCCGACGAACACGCCGTCGCAATGCCCTTGCAACTTGCCATCGGCCACCGAGAAGCCGAACTGCTGGCCATCCTTGCCCTCGGTCTTAAGCACGAAGCCTGCTGCGCGCAGCCAGCCGATCATGGCGTCTTCCATGCGGTGGCCGCGTTCGAAGATGCGCAGGATGCGACCCGAGAAGCCCTTCTCCGGATCAACCGGCGCCTGGGCGTACTCGTACTGCAGCTGGCGCTCGCAACTCACCCCAAGGCGCGAGGCCCCGAGGTACTGACGCTTCGCCTGCTGTTGCTCGCGAGCCTGCAGCCCGGCGTCGATCAAGGCTTCGAAGCGTTCAGGGAATGTCGAGGTGGAATTGAAGTCCAACATCACTTGGCCCTCCCACGCTTGCCCGACTTGGCAGCCACCGGCTCCCCGGTCTCCCATGGCAGGTCGTCCTCCAGATCCGCGAAGGGATTGGCCGGATCGAAGGTTGCTACCGGCGAAGGCGCGGCTGCAGTAGCCGGCTCCAACTTGGCCACCGGCTGCGGCGCCTGCGTCTCGTAGGGATTGAGCCCGCGCACCGGCGGATACTTCGCCTGCTGGTGATGCGCCGCCATGGCTTCCGTCCAGCCGGTCACAATCGCCTCGATCACCTGCAAGGCCTCGGCCTCGCTGTAGTGACCCAGCGGTTTGTCAAAGCCGATCTCACCGGCGGCCTCGCCGAAGCACTTCAGGCAGGCGCGCATCGCCGCGCGCTCGAATTCGGTCGCATCAACCATGAGCACCTCCTCCTGCCTGGGGTCGGTTCGCAGCCACTGGCCGTAGAGCGCGTGAAACGCGTCCTGGCATTGACGGCTGCAAAAGACCCAGTCCATCGGATACCGGCGGGACTCGCCGACCTTGAAGCGGTTGTCGCTGTGGCCGAGGCCACGGGCCTGCCGGCGGCAAGCCCAGCATTGGCCGGCCATTCATTGCCCTCCCTCCAGCGCACCAATGAAGAGAGTCATCTGCAACGGCTGGCTGCCAAACGCCGTGGCGCAGCGGGTATCGAAGTCCCGGTAGGTCATCGACGAGCGCGCGATCATGGTCACCGCGTGGATCTGCTTTTCCAGCAAGGCGAGACCGCCTTCGGAGAGCCACTGATGGGCCTTGTCGGACAGGCGCTTGCGGTTTCGGATCTCCTCGATGATTTCGCGGGGCATGATCACGTCGTACACCCAGCGCAGGGTGATCTGGCCGATCACCGCCGGCGGGTTCTGCTGATGGCCCAGGTAGTGCCAGCCGAACAGGCGAAACAGCGCCCGGTAGTAGTCGGGGCTGAAGCGCCGCTCCCAGCTGGCCACGCGCTCACGCAGCAGGCGCGAGATCAAGGCCTGCAGGGCATCGGGGGCACGGTGGTACTGGTAGCCGGTGGCCTCATCGATCAGCGCGAC